TATGCCTATTGATGTGACAGTCACTAATATGTTATAAAGGAGAGCAATATGGGACTTGGCCCGACAAGAGATTTAGGCCCCGCAATCGTGGTATGGGGAGCAAGAACCGTTGCTGAAATATTTGAGGAAGTACGGTGGAAATGTGAGGGAGCCGATGCGGAAGTATTCGAGATGCTGTATGGCGCTACCCCCGTTGATACTATACATTTGGGATATTCGGCATGTGAAGTAACTATACCGGCTACCAGAATTACACTTGCAAACCTCGCTGTGATGACACCCGGCGGTACTAATTCCGGTGGATCAACTGGAGCGGTGGAGGTGAAGGTTGCAGGTACGGGGGCGGAAGTAGGCAGGTCTATGTATGATAATGGGTTGCCATTGTTTATTAAGCCCATTGTGGATGGTATAGCGGTGGCTAACGGTAAGTGGATCAGGCTTGAGCATACATATCCCCGACCCAATTATGATGTAGTATTCGACCTCCGTACTCAGAGGGTTTACGGAATGACGTTTAAAGCGCATCCCGATGCTACCAGTAAACAACTTTGGTCAATTGGTACAGTGGCCACAACCGATACCACGGGGTATTAGAAAGGAGGGCTTATGCCCAAAATTAACATTGATGAATTGGTTGAACCTATCGAAGTCACCGTGGGGGGTATTACTTATCACGTTGAGGATATTTCACGGGAAACCGCCAAGAAAATGGAGACAATAGGGGAGGAAACGAAAGGTACGAGTAATGTAGAACCCCTTATTGACATCATTACGGAGATACTTGGGGCCAAACGTGAGGATATTGCCAAACTCGGTATGAGGAAATTACTCCGGCTGGTGACTTCAGTGATGGGTACTATCAATGCGGAGATAGAAGGAAAAAACGTCCCAGAGGTCGCGCCGACGAAATAGCAGTGATAGGTGCGGCTTTTCCCGGGATGTTTACATGGCATGAATTATTAGATATGGGAATACGCCAGAAGGGGTACTGGTTGAGACAAGCGGATGCGATTAAGCGGCAATATGTACACTCAGTGGCATACGCAATTGGGTTAAGCATGGCAGATAAGGATGACCGGGAAAGAGCTATGGAGGAATTGGAACTTACCCATACGAAGAAAGAAAGCAGAGATATGAGGTCGAAGGCAACATGGGATTTATTGCAGTTTGAACATAAGATGAGAGGAGGCAAAGGTGTTTAATGTAGGAGCAGCAGTCGGATATTTGAAGCTCAATACTGCCGGATGGGATGCACCCATGCGGAATGCCGGTGCCTCTATCCAAGCCATCACCAGAACATTTACTCGTATGGGGATAGTGGCTGTTGGGTCATTATTACTCATTGAGCGGGAGTTTGGTAAGTTCGATAAGGCTATCCGCCATGCTACAAGTGTGAGTGAGACCACTGAAGCCCAGTTTAAGAAGATGGCGGAAATGGCGCTGGATGCCTCTGTACAGTGGAATAAAGCCGCTGCGAGTACTGCCCAAGCATTCTATTATTTAGGGTCGGCAGGTTTGACTGTTACCGAACAGTTAGCCGCCTTTAATGACACCATCATGCTCTCCCGTGCCATGGGGAGTGAGTTGTCTATGACGGTGGAAGGATTGGTAGATATTGTAAGAGCGTTCGGGCTAGAGTTCTCAAATACGAGGGAGATAGCCGATCAACTTACCAAGACGGTTATCTCCTCCAACCAGAATTTCCGTGACCTTGATCAGGCATTGTCGTATGGAGCGTCTACGGCCAGGCTTACCAATAATACACTGGCTGAGACTTCGGCTATGTTGGGGGTAATGGCGAACGCGGGTATTAAGGGTTCGATGGCGGGCACCGTGTTGCGCCGGGCCATGACCAATCTCATGTCACCTACTTCGCAGATGGGGGAACTTATCCACGAACTTGGGGTGAATATTTACAATACATCTACAGGGCAGATGAGACCATTCATAGATATTATGGGAGACCTTGGAGATAGACTTGCAGGCACGTCCGATCGGTATCGTAATATGGTGTTTGAAGTGTTGTTTGGGAGAAGGGCTATCGCGGGTCAGATACAGTTATTTAATTATGGGTCGGCGGCACTGAGGAGGTATGCGGAGGAGATAAAGAATGCTGGTGGGACTACGGAACGGGTGGCTGGTAAACAGATGAAGGCGTTTACGGAAGTGTTGGGACAAATGTGGCAAGAAGTAAGACGAGTTGCGATTACGCTGGGGGAATTGCTTGCTCCCGCAATAGAGAGAGTAGCCGACAGAATGCGAGGTAGGCTTGGAGTATTTCGTGAATACATAAAGGCAAATAGTGAAACTATTACAGAGATGATGAAATGGACTGCGGTGTTTGGTCTATTTGCACTTTTTGGGCCGCCTATAGTGCTTGTATTAACCAACCTCGTTACACAAATTGGAGCACTTGCCAAGGCACTTGTTACGGGCACTATAGCTGTTCTCACAAACCCGTTTTTAATACTATTGGCATCCCTGTACACACTTCGGGCTGTATTGAAGAAACAGGAAATGTGGGATGACCTTTGGTCGGGATTTGAATCATCGCTTGATAATATTTCTGATTATGCACAAACTAAATTTAAAGCAATTGGATGGATGTTTATAAAAACACTTGCGGCTGCCAGAACCGGAAAAAGTATGTGGGGTGATTGGAGCAGAGAGAGGGAACATTTTGATGCGGTATGGGAGGAGGAATTAGCATACCGATTTGGTAAAGTGGAAGAAATTGGAGAAGCTATTGCCAAAAAAACAGCGGATGTGGGTTTAACAATATTGGATGCAGTGAAGGAATCATTAGGAGAGGACATTCCAGCAATATTTCAAGTATTTACTAATACGGTTTCAAGATCATTCCCCACCTTAGATGCCCTTATAGAGAAATTCAAATCAGTAATTGCTATAGCTACGGAGATGTACACTGTATTCACTACTGCCCCAAGTAAGTTCGGTCTTGCCATGCCGGGATTCGCAGGAGATAATGAGGAAATGGCATGGATGCTCAAGCGGGCAAAAGCAGATATGGAAATCAGAATCATGATGCAGAAATTAAGAGGCGAGGCATCAATTTGGAGTGTACGGTGGCATCGGGCAATGGAGCAGGTAATGGATGATATGGTAAAATGGCATGATTTGTTTGTTGAAATGGGGGATGGTGTACGGTCAAATTGGGCGGGGACTATAGAGAGTTTAATGAATGGCGGTTTGACCTTCAGGAATTTTATGAAACAGATGCTTTTGGATGTATGGCATTCGTTCACCCACCTGGCAGCACAAGTCGCGGCCAGTAAACTCTTTGCTGCCTTTTTCCCAGATATGTACTCACAATTTGGGGCAGTAGCAGGCAAACAAGAGATATTGGGGTCTAATTACTTCTCTAAACAATTTAATACCCCGTTTCCTATTCCTTCATCAATTACAAATACTCCTGACATTGGTATGTTCTCTGGTGGTGGGGCGTTACAGAAAAACATATCCATAGAATTAAAGAATGACACGGGAATTATGGCGAAGATAACATCACCACAGACTAAATGGGATGGTAAACGGTATGTAGTACAGGCAGTTCTGGAAGCATATGATGCCGATCCCAATTTCCGGGAAAGGCTTAGGAGATAAATATGGCAAGCTTTCCAACACTCCAACGTAGAGGGACTGAGACCCATAATCCAGTAGTGGGTGATATGGATAGCCGGATGGCATATGATCCCGTAGTGAGGAGTCAATCGGAGGGTGGGTATGCCAAGACACGGGCAAGATATACACGGGTGGCAAGGCAATGGACAGTGAATTATAACTGGGTGTCCAAGACTAATAAGAACACAGTCAAGACGTTCGAGGATGCACGGGTAGCCGGATCTGAGAGCTTTACGTGGACCAATCCGGAAGACAGCACAGCGTACACGGTGAGGTTTGTAGAGCCAATACGTTATATTCCCCATGAGCATACTAATTTCCTGTGGTGGATGGTGGAGTTTATATTGGAGCAGGTATGAATAGTGCGTATGTGACAGAAGCCAATAAGATAAGTACAGGCGGGGTATGGTTATTATTGCTGGAGATAGCCACGGAAGGATATATTATGCCTTTACGTTATACCAGTAATAATGATACCGTGACATGGCTTACCAACATATATACCGCCCTTCCATTCAGCCTCGATGACGTGAGTGTATCTACGAGTGGGGCATTCCCCGAATACACTCTCCAGATGGGAGAAGTGGATTTGACAGGGGCGCTCTATACCCGTATAAAAGAGACGGATGGATTGGTGGGGAGTACAGTACGGTTTATGGTGGTGCATTCTGAGCGTCTAACGGTGACTGAAGCGGCTGTAGATGAATATACCGAGATACTGAGTTGTGAATTGACCGCACAGGTGGTGACGTTTAAGCTGGGGATGCCTTCGCTGCTCA